TTCACAAGGTGCATAACGAGTAGCAGCGTTAACTGTTATAGAAAGGGACCTTCGGGTCCCTTTTTTTATGCCTAAATTAATTAACATATATTTGTATAAAAACTTGCACATAACGACACGATATGTTCTAATATAAAGGTAAGTTAATTAAACGGAGAAAAAAATGGCATTTAACAGAGCATATTTAAGAACCAGCAAGTTTGGTAGCAAGGGACTTCTTGCGGGTAAAAAAGAAATTACTTTAGAGGTTGAGATCCCTGATGGTTACTTCACACAAGAAGTAGCGCCAGAGGCACCGCTTTACAGGTTTGTGTGGAGAGATCAATTTGGTTACCACCTAGAGCCTGTGGACCAGCCAGAAGGCATGATTGGTCCTATGGCCAACGGTGTCTACGCTGAGATCCCTAGCATGGTTAGAGAAAAGCTTGCCAAAGCAAAAGGCATCAAAGAGTACGCGGTGCCAGAACTTATGAAGGTTCACGACAGGTTTGAGACTCAAGAAATGTACGACGCACTAAGCAGATAAGGAGACGCGAGTGGATTTGAACTTAGATTGGTCAAAAGGTGAAAAGCAGTCGGACGGCCGGCTGCTTAAAACCGCCAAGCCTACGCCTGAATTTTGGGCGTTATGGAAAGTCAAAAAGGCAGCCATCAAAAAAGCTGGTTATACAGTCAGCAAGATTGACGACGCCTGGCTAGTTACACACATGGTCGATGACAATGCTGCGATCGAAGATTCAGTGGCCACAAACTCAGATATGCAAATACCTGTACCCGCCGGTCTTGAGTATCTTCCTTATCAAAAAGCCGGTATTGCTTACGCTGCTGGCCGCAAAAGCACTTTGATTGGTGACGAAATGGGCCTGGGTAAAACAATCCAGGCAATTGGCACAATTAATGTGACTAATCCAAAGACGGTCCTGGTCGTTTGTCCGGCTTCTTTGAAGCTGAATTGGAAGAACGAAATGGTCAAATGGCTCGTATCTGAGCGCACAATCGACGTGGTAAACGGTGGTGGTGAGCAAATACCGTCTAATCCTGACGTGGTTATTATCAACTATGACGTGCTCACTAAGCACGCCAAACCATTACAGTCTAGGACCTGGGACATGGTTATTATGGATGAGGTCCACAAGATCAAGAATCCTAAAGCTAAACGCACGGTTGTTGCGGTTAGCATAAAGGCCAAGCGTAAAGTGTTACTTACGGGAACACCTATAACCAACAGGCCCATAGAGCTACAGCCAATAGCTGGTTACCTGGATCCTGAAAGCTTCGGCAACTTTTTTTACTTTGCTAAAAAATATGCCGGCGCATACAAAGGTCGATTTGGCTGGGACTTTAGCGGATCTTCTAACCTGGATGAGCTACAAAGAAGGTTGCGCCAGTCTTTTATGATTAGAAGAAAAAAAGATGAGGTGCTCAAAGATCTGCCAGCAAAAGTGCGCCAGGTGATTGTGTTGCCAAGTAAAGGTTACACCCAGGAACTAACCAAAGAGTTTGATGCTTTGTCTGACGCGGTTGAAGAAACCAGCTTTGAAGAGGTGTCGTTTGAGAAAATGTCTGAGGTTAGGCATGAAATGGCTTTGGCTAAAGTAAACGATGTAGTAGATCATTTGATGGACCTGGAGCACCAGGTTGTAGTTATGGCTCACCACAAAGATGTTGTCCAGGGTATTAAAGAAGGCCTGGAAGCAGTGGGTAAAACAGTGGTTACTTTGACTGGCGATTGTAATCAGGTCCACAGACAAAACTCAGTGGATACTTTCCAAGCTGGGAAGGCAGACGTTTTCATAGGTACGATCGGGGCCGCGGGTGTTGGTATCACGCTTACAAAAGCAAGCCATGTGATTTTTGCAGAGCTAGACTGGGTGCCAGGCAACATGAGCCAAGCAGAAGATCGCTGCCATAGAATTGGCCAGGAGGACTCTGTGTTAGTACAGCACCTGGTTGTTGATGGATCTATTGACGCCAGGATGGCTGAAGCCCTGGTAGGCAAGCAAAAAGTGCTAGATAAGGCCCTTGATAATGTGCAAGTGTTAGATCAAAGCATTTCAATCAACGATCTTGCGGTTGGTGTCAAAGAAGTAGAAAAAATGTTCCACAATAAGAAACTAGCGCCACTAAGCAACGAGACAGTAGAGGCAATGAGATCTTGCGCAGCTTACCTGGCATCTAGATGTGACGGTGCCCTGGAAGAGGATGGTCAAGGATACAATGGTTTAGATAGCCGATTTGGCAAGTCAATAGCACAACAATTGGTCTGGACTCCGGCCGTACAACACGCAGCAAAGAAAATGTTAAAAAAATACAGAGAACAATTGCTCCAGGGCGGTTTATCTGTAGAATACAAATCCATCTACTAACCCTTCGGTAGATAGCTACCACTAGCACTTTCTCCAGGGACCTTCGGGTCCCTTCCTTTATTCTTGACGTTTTTTCCTGTTTAGTATATTTGATGCTATACTTTAAGTGGGTCTAGGATAATTAATGACTCTATCGACCGGCCTAGCGGACATTTGCCAAGACGATAGATGAATTCTCTCAGGAGGGAATTATGGCTAATTCAACATTTAATGGACCGGTTAGGTCCGAAAACGGCTTTGAACAGATTACTGTTACAGCCAAAACAGGAGCAGTAACCACAAACTTCGACATCGACGCAAGTGGTAATGTTTCTGGTACTGGTACTATGAAAATGACCGGTGCGACTAACTTTGTAAAGGCTTACGAGTCTATTACAGATGCTACCAAAACTATCACAGCAGCCGATTCTGGAACCGTATACGGTTTTAACAGAGCTGGCGGTATCGTGGTAACACTTCCAACACCAGCAGCTGGGGTTCACTATAAGTTTTTAGTGGAAACTACTTTTACTGGCGTAGGGCAAATTAAAACAGCTACAACAGATGGTACAGACGGCTTCTTAGGAACTGCGTTTGTTTTTGACACTGGCGAGATCGGTGAAACAGACAACTTCCATCCAGCTTCATCAAACGATGTAATTGACTTAGGTTCGGATGAACAAGGTCGTTTAACTGGTGGCTTTATTACACTTACAGGCGTTAACACTACAACTTGGTTTGTAGAAGCGTTCTTAATGGGTGACGGAACATTAGCTACTCCATTTACTGACAGTTAATAGGGAGTAAATAATGGCAACTAGATTAACAGGCTCAGACGTAAAGGCGGTACACATTGCCGGCGATTCGCAAGCTCTAGATGCAGATGGAATTTCAACAGCAGCAGCAGTAGGTAATAACGCTGCATTAACAATCGGAGGCGCTTTAGCCTCCGGCGGTTCATGTACGTTTGATGCCGGAAGGATTGTAACAATCCTTTCTGCCGGAGATGATTCTAGTAAATCATTTACCGTTGTTGGCACCGATGTAAATGGCGATGCTCAAACAGAGTCAATTACGGGTGCAAATGCTGGTACAGCTACTGGTAGCTCATATTTCAAAACCGTTACAAGCATTACGGCTGTGGGAAACCCAGCCGGTAATGTTTCAGCTGGCATTAATGCTTCAGCTGCGGATGTAATATTTGCTGGCAGATCTAGATTCCAGGGTATCAATCTTGTATGCACGGCTACCGCCGGACTATTAGACTTTTTAACAAGCAGCCCAACAGGCACATCAATATTCAAAGTGGGAACAGTAGCCGATGCTACGGCCACCAGGGATATAACCATTCCAGATGAAGGCATGGTTTTTGCCACAGGGATATATGTGCAATACACAGCTGCGACGTTTAATACAATGACGGTATTTAGGGCGTAAAAAAACATGGCAACTATTAAAGATGCCAAAAGAACCAAAGGTGGGAGACTCACTTATAGAGGTGAGTCTTTTGCCGGTTTTAACAAACCTAGCCGCACACCTGGCGCAAAAAAGAAGTTTAAGGTGTTGGCTAAAAAGGGAGATCAAATAAAGCTCATAAGGTATGGCGATCCTAATATGACTATTAAGAAGAGCAACCCAGGGCGAAGGAAAAATTTTAGAGCAAGACACAGCTGCGATACTGCAAAAGATAATTTTACAGCCAGATATTGGTCTTGCAAAAACTGGTAAAAAGCTATGGCAATTTTTAGAAATTTTAACAGGCCCTCAATAAATATTGGACCCATGCAAAGCCCTATGGGTTTTGCTCCCAGACAAAGCCGTTTTAGCGGCGGTTTAGGTGGCCTTTTTGGCGGAATGGGTGGTTTTAACCCTTATCAACAACAAATGCCCAGAATGGGCGGCATGATGGGCCGTAGATTTAGCCCGATGATGGGCGGTGGATTTAACCCAATGATGGGTGGAGGATTCAACCCTTACATGGGTGGAGGCTTTAACCCGATGATGGGTGGAGGCTTTAACCCAATGATGGGTGGAGGCTTTAGACCTCGTGGCAGATTTGAGTTTGTTACACCACCAGGCTTTGAAGGTTATGACTTTAACGCACCAATAGGAGGACCGCCAGCTGGCGCAACACCAACACCACCTCCATCTATAGCTGATTTATATGGCGGACTAGGAGAAGAACAAAGAAACGCATTTTTACAACAGTTTGGTTTGGCACCAACACCGCCTCCTCCAGAGCCAATAGAAAGGCCAGACGTAGATGA